TGACTTAACAGTTGGGAGAGTTGGCCCAACCTCTAATAAAATTGGTGCAATTGTGGCCCCTTTTGCAAAGGGACCTGTAGATTCACCAACTTTAGTAGAAACAGAGCAAGATCTGCTAAACAATTTCGGTGAACCATATGCAACTGATAAGCATTATGAGCATTGGTTAACTGCATCTTCTTATCTTGCTTATGGTGGATCACTAAGAGTAGTGAGAGCAGACGATACAGATTTAAAAAATGGTTTTGCTGGTACAGCTACTAGCACCAAGATTAAAAGTTTAGATCATTATGCTGAATTAGGATACGATGAGAATGCAATTACCAATGTAACTGTTGCAGCAAGAAATCCTGGTTCTTGGTCTAATGGAATAAGAGTTGCAATGATTGATGCTAAGGCAGATCAAATCATTGGAATTAGCACTGGAACAACTACATTTTCTGGTATAGCTACTTCTTCATGTGTAGTTGGAGTTACAACAACTATATTAACTGGAGTTACAACAACAAGTATTGCTGTTGGACAATATGTCCAACCATTTACTGGTGTTATTGGTTCTGGAACAACTGTAACCTCAATAGGAGTTGGTACAGTTTATATTGGAACTGCTTCCATTAACTCAACTCAAGTTACTACTTCTCTCAGTTTTGGAACTTATACATCAAGTGGAAGTATTCAAGTTGGATTTGGTATTACACAATCTGCTACAGGAAAAGTTGCAGCAGGAGCAGGAACAACTTCAGTTCTTGATGGATACTTGAAAGGTATTGTTACTGAAGTTGGTGAAGGCAAAGTCTCAGTAAAACTTTTAAATCATGTATCTGCTGCAGGAACGATTAGAAATGTAGATTATCAACCAAATTCAATTTATGCTTTTGAAACTGGTTCAACTTATGGATCTTTATATTTAACAAATAATAGTTCTGTTCCGGTTGCGACAGTTACTGCTTCAACTTCATTAGATTGGTTTGATCAACAAACTCTCACCATTGGTACTGGATTTGTTGGAACAGCAACAACAGAAATTAAAATTAATTGGAATAATATTGCAGATCGTCCATTCACTTCAGATTATGCTAATACTAGAGGTTCAAGATTTGATGAAGTTCATGTTGTAATCATTGATGCACTCGGAACAATTACTGGCAATGCAGGAACAATTCTTGAAAAGCACTTAAATCTTTCCAAGGCATCGGATGCACAATTCTCAGTAGGAAGTCCTTCTTATTGGAGAAAATATATTGAAAATGGTTCAGAATATATTTTTGGAGGATCTGCTCCTTCAGGAATTACTGCGACAGCATTTAGTTCTGGATTTACCGTAGCAACAGATATTGGTTGGGACCAAGAAGCAGATGGTACAACTTTTGGTGCATGTGGAGCACAAAATTTAATTTTGACTGGGGGATTAGATTATAATGGATCTGCAGGAATTACATCAACTGGTGCATTAACTGCAACACTTGGAAAAATTGCCGAAGGTTATGATTTATTTGAAAATACCGATAACTTTAAAGTTGATTTCCTGTTAATGGGATCTGCAAATTATAACATTTATGATGCACAAGCACTTGCAGAAAAACTCATTTCAGTTGCAGAACTGAGAAAAGATGCAATCGCATTCATTTCTCCTTATAGAGGTGCTGCTCTTAGTGATACATCTAATCAAAATGAAGTTACTGTAAGATCTGATGCGGATATCACCGATAAAGTTCTCCAGTTCTATGCACCGATTACATCTTCAACTTATGCAGTATTTGATAGTGGATATAAGTACATGTATGATAGATTCTCAGATACTTTCAGATATGTACCTTTGAATGGTGATCTTGCTGGTACATGTGCTCGCAATGACATCAATAACTTCCCGTGGTATTCACCAGCAGGAACTTCGAGAGGAGCAATCTTAAATGCCGTTAAGTTGGCATACAATCCTTCTAAGTCTCAGAGAGATCGTCTTTATTCAAGCAGAATTAATCCAATTATCTTCTCACCAGGAGCAGGAATTGTTCTATTTGGTGATAAGACTGGATATGGTAAGGCATCAGCATTTGATAGAATCAATGTTCGCCGCCTCTTTATTTACTTGGAGACTGCAATTTCTACTGCTGCTAAAGATCAACTCTTTGAATTCAATGATGAAATTACAAGAACTAATTTTGTAAATATCATTGAACCATTCCTGCGTGATGTTCAGGCGAAGAGAGGGGTCTATGATTATGTTGTTGTTTGTGATGAAACAAACAATACTGCTGCTGTGATTGACAACAATGAATTTGTTGCTGATATCTATATCAAACCAGCAAGATCAATCAACTTCATTGGTCTTACTTTTGTTGCCACCAGAACTGGCGTTTCATTTGATGAAGTAATCGGTCAATTCTAATTAAAAAAGAGGTAAACAACTATGGCAACTAGAAATCAATTAAATACACCTCCTTTGAGGAAAATTACCGACTTCAAGAGTAAATTGACTGGTGGTGGTGCTCGCGCTAATCTATTCGAAGTCGTATTATCATTTCCAGCTTCAGCACCAGCAGATACAAACACTTTAGATAAAATTAGATTCTTAGTTAAAGCAGCTGCTCTTCCAGCATCTACTATTGGTCCCGTTAATGTTCCATTTAGAGGAAGAATTTTAAAAATTGCTGGTGATAGAACTTTCGAAAGTTGGACAGTTACAGTTATCAATGACACTGATTTCTCAATTCGTTCTGCTCTCGAAAAGTGGGTTAATTCAATTAACAGAGTTTCCGATGCAACTGGTGTTACTGATCCAGCACTTTATCAGGCAGATGCTTTTGTTTATCAGTTAGATCGTGATGGTTCTGCGCTTAGAGCATACCATATGTATGATATTTTCCCAACAAATGTTGCACAAATTGCGCTTTCTTATGATACAACTGATGCAATTGAAGAATTTACTTGCGAATTCCAAGTTCAATGGTGGGAAGCAATTAGAGGTAATGGTATCAATGCTGGTGGTGAAGACATCAACTAAATAGAACATACGGACTAAACTTATAAGATGGCAAAACTTTTTGGATTTTCAATTGATGATTCTAATGACAAATTAAAATCTAAATCTATTGTCTCCCCCGTTCCACCTAACAATGAGGATGGGGTAGACAATTTTATTTCAAGCGGATTTTATGGTCAGTATTTAGATATTGAAGGTGTTTATAGAACTGAATTTGATTTAATCAAAAGATATCGTGAAATGGCATTGCACCCAGAGTGTGATAATGCCATTGAAGATGTAGTCAATGAAGCAATTGTAAGCGACCTTTACGATTCTCCTGTTGAAATTGAATTATCTAATCTTAATGCAAGTGATAAATTAAAGGATAAAATTAGAGAAGAATTTAAATATATCAAAGAACTCTTAGATTTTGATAGAAAATCTCATGAGATCTTTAGAAATTGGTATGTAGATGGAAAGTTATATTATCTCAAAGTAATTGATATTAAAAAACCTCAAGAAGGTATTCAGGATCTGAGATATATTGATCCTATGAAAATGAAGTTTGTTCGTCAAGAAAAAAAGACAAAGGACAGAACTCCATTCAATATGAATGCGCTACAGGAGACTGATAAAGTATTTTTTCCAGAAATTGAAGAATTTTTCTTATACTCTCCAAATCCACAATATGCATCAGGGTCATTTTCTAGTGGAGGATCTCAGAAGCAAATTAAAATTGCAAAAGATTCAATCACATATGTTACTTCTGGACTAGTAGATAGAAATAAAGGTACAATTCTTTCATATCTCCATAAAGCAATTAAGGCACTCAATCAATTAAGAATGATTGAGGATTCTTTGGTAATCTATAGATTGTCTCGCGCACCAGAAAGAAGAATCTTTTACATTGATGTTGGTAATCTTCCTAAGGTAAAGGCAGAGCAATACCTTAAGGAGGTTATGTCTCGCTATAGAAACAAATTAATTTATGATGCAAGTACTGGAGAAGTTCGTGATGATCGTAAGTTTATGTCTATGATGGAAGATTTTTGGTTACCTCGCCGTGAAGGTGGTAGAGGAACTGAAATTACAACACTTCCAGGTGGACAAAATTTGGGAGAACTTTCTGATATTGAATATTTTCAAAAGAAACTTTATAGAGCACTAGGTGTTCCAGAATCAAGAATCACCGGTAGTGGAGATGGATTCAATCTTGGCAGATCATCAGAAATTCTTAGAGATGAATTGAAATTCTCCAAATTTGTTGGTCGTTTAAGAAAAAGATTTGCTAATTTATTCAGTGATATGCTCAAAACTCAATTAGTTTTGAAGAATATTGTCACGCCAGAAGATTGGGATGCAATGAGTGATCATATTCAGTATGATTTCTTATACGATAATCAATTTGCAGAATTAAAAGAATCTGAATTGATTAGCGAAAGACTTGGAATTCTTGCAACTATTGAACCTTATATTGGAAAATATTATTCCCAAGAATATGTTCGTAGAAAAATACTTCGTCAAACTGATTCAGAAATTATTGAGATTGATCAGCAGATTAAATCCGAAATTAAAAAGGGTATCATTCCAGATCCATCAGTAGTAGATCCAATTACTGGAGAACCTTTACCACCTCCAGATCAATTGGGAATTGATCCTGCAACTGGTCAACCAATGGATCAAATGGCAGGTATTGATCAACAATTAGAGGAACCATTACCACCTCCAGCACCATCTCCTAAGGAAGTTAAAAAGGCGGAGATATAAATAATCATTATAATACTATATTAAATTTTCATGGAAGAACTTATAGATTTGATCGCCACAGATTCTGCACCATCTGAAGTTAGCGATAAAATCAAAGATTTGTTATTTGCTAAGGCATCTGAAAAAATTGAGGGGGCAAAACCACATGTTGCCTCATCATTATTTGGTGGAGAAAGTGGTGAGGATTATACCGAGGATGAG